CAAGGTTCATAAATATCTACCCAAACAGTTGACTGGTAGATTTTTATCTACCACAATCAACAACACACAACAGCGCAACACCGCGCACAACCACGAAGGAAGACGCCATGAAGCCTGATCAAAACATCGTCAACGCCTTGCTGCTGGAGTCCCGGCGCAGCAACGGCACGCCGCTGCTGACGCCGCAACACGCTACGGCTTTGGCTGGCTCGCACGCTCAAGCGACTGCTGCGCCGCTGCCTGCGGATCAACATCCGGCCACACGCCAAGCAGTGCCAGCTGGCGGTACAGCATCTTCGCCGGCTCATACAGGCCCGGTGTGTCGCCAGCCCCTTCAGAGCTTGCCGGATTCGCCAGCAGCTCCTGGTAACGCTGGTCAGCGTGCAGCAGCAGGTGCTGCACCTTCGCAACCTCTGGGTGGCCGCGCAGCAGATGCGGCAGGACGTCCAGCAGTACCCGGTGCACTCCCGATGCCCAGTCATCCGCTGCTTCGAGCCTGGCGCGCAGTTCGGCGACTTCTTGCTGCAGTTGCTCGCTCATAAACACCTCCACTGAAAACCGCAATCTACCACACGCCGGAGGCCCGAATGAAAGCCCAGCGCACTCAAATCGCACTTGAATCGGCCCCGCTGCCGTACCCGCAAACCCCGGAAAGCGCCAATGCCTGGTTTGTAAGCCATGGCGTCTGCAAGTCCCACTGGGCACAGGCGCATGGTTTCAACCGCCTGACGGTGGTCGACCTGCTGCGTGGCCGCCTGCGCGGGCTGCGGGGCGAGTCCCATCACGCTGCCGTGGCGCTTGGCCTGAAGCCCGCCCCGGAAGACACCATTCAAGCTGCCTGAGGAGGTCGCCATGAGCCTGAGCCTGACCCTGCGGATTACCGCCCGCCGCCGCACCGGGCACGCCGTTGTCACCGTGCAGCGCGGTGCCAACCCGCCGCGCAAGCACCGCGTGAGCCTGGCGCGTTACGCCGCACTGCGTGCGCAGCTGTTCGACCGCGTGTGCGCTGCCAGCAGCGCGCTGTGCCCGCTCGCCGGCCACCTGCGGCTGGGTGCCTGCTGGGAGCGCAGCGGCTTCGAGCTGAGCCTGGTGGAGGATGCGCAATGAACACCACCGCCATGACACCGCAGCAGGTGATTGATGCCTGCCGCACGAGGCTGGCCGCTGCGCGCAGCATCGAGACCGTGCGCTTCGAGGAGCTGTACGCGGTTGGCATGCTGGGCACGCTGCGCGATCTGCAGCTGATCAGCCGGGATGCCTGGCACGACCTGGTGGCTGAGTTCGATGCGCTGGGGGATGCGCAGCGGGTGCAGATTGAGCAGGCCGATGCCAGCCGTTGCCAGCGTCTGGCACTGGGCCTGGGCCTCTCGGTGCAATCCGTTTACCGGCGAGTGATGTCGCTGTGTGAGGACGAAGGGCTGAGCAAGGCTGAGGCGATCAGTCGGATGGAGGCTATGCACCATGGCTGAACCCCGAATCACGAACAGTGCGGTGGTTGTGATCCGCGTACTGAAGGCACTGAAAGGCCGGACGCTGCACGGTGCCAGCAACACCGAGCTGGCCAAGTCCCTGGGCGAGTCCCCCAGCACCATTACCCGCGCACTGCAGACGCTGGAAGCCGAAGGGCTGGCGAACAAGCTCGACAACGGCTGGTGGGCACCGGGCATGGCGCTGCTGCAGATCGCGCAGGCGCATGCCGAGGAGATGGCGCGGGCGCAGGCCCGTATCAATGAGATCAACCAGCGCGTGATGTCCGGCGCGCAACGCTGAGGAGACAGGCATGACCTTGATCACCGAATCAGCCCGTGAGCGCGCCGCCCGACTGCAGCAGCAGTACCGGGCTGGCATCGACACGGCCACCAGCCATGGCGGTGTGGAGTTCTGGCTGGGCATGACGCTGGCGTGCAACGCCACGCTGGCCACGCTGGAGCTGCTGTCGATGACGCAGCACGACGACGATGACCGGGCAGCGCACAGCGCGGCCTACACCCGGCACCAGCAGCTGTGCCAGCCCACGCAACCCCCCCACGCCGCCTGAGGAGATGAGCATGGATTACCAATACCTCGCCGAGCGCCTGCTGCAGGGCCATGCCCCGCACAGTGCGCTGTTCGCCCAGGGCGTGGCCGCTGCGCTGCGGATGCGCATTGATCTGCAGCCGACGCCGTACCCGGCCGAAGGCACCGTGGAGCACGACGCCTGGATGTTTGGCTGCAGCTGGGGTGCATCGGCATTCAGCAATGCGATCAAGCGCCACGGTGGCCGCGAACAAGCCCTGATGTATTTCCGTGAACTGGCAGGAGCCTGAGATGAACGAGCAAAACATTGAAGTGCTGCAGGCGCAGCGGCAGCAGATGGCGGCGCTGAGCAGCGCGGTGCAGGCACAGTTTGGTGATGGCCTGCCGTATGACCGCGAGCGGCTGATTGCCGAGACGCGCTTTTTCATGGCCTCGGCAGCCGAGGCGATGCTGGAGGCCGGCAAGCGGCTGATCGTGCTGAAGGAGCAGGAGGGGCACGGCGAGTTCATCCGCATCTGTGAAGAGCAGTTGGGCATTGGTACTCGTTCGGCGCAGCTGATGATGAGTGCGGCCGCCAAGTTCCTGTCACCGAAGCTGGCCGGCAAGGCTGGCGTACTGACCCAGCTGGGCAAGACCAAGTTGTACGACCTGATGCTGGAGGATGACGAGGCCCTGACTGCACTGACCGAAGGCGGCACGCTGGCCGGGCTGCAGCTGGACGATATCGAACGCATGAGCAGCCGCGAACTGCGCAAGGCACTGCGGGAGGCGCGGGCGGACAAGGAGGCGCTGGCCAAGGTGCTGACGGACAAGAACGCCAAGCTGGACGAGATGGCGCATGCGCTGGCGAAGAAGCCACTGGTTGTGGTGCTGCCGCCGGATGAGAAGTCGAAGGAGCTGCGCGCTGAGGTCTCGGCGCTGGCCTTCGAGGCTGAGGCGGACATCACCGGCAAGCTGCGCGAGGGGCTGCGCAAGATGCGCGAGCACGAGGAAGAGACGGGCCTGGATCACCGCGCCTGGCAGGCCGGGCTGGTGCGCCATCTGGAGAACCTGCTGGCCGGGCTGCGCAGTGAGTTCGATATCCCGGATGACGCCGAGATGGGTGGCCAGATCCCGGACTGGATGACGGCTCAGCAGGCTGACATCGATGCGCTGGTGCAGGACAACCTGCCGGCACAGGAGCACTGAGCATGAGTGCCGTCATGACCCAACGTCTGGTTGATCTGGCCCGTGCGCTTGAGGCGGCTGGCCACGGGCAGAAGACGGCACTGTGCAAGGCGGCTGCGGCTGAGCTGGGTATCAGCCTGTCCACGCTGTACCGCGAACTGGAGACGGTGAGCATGAAGCCTGCGCGCAAGCGGCGCGCCGATGCTGGCCAGAGCGATCTGAGCCGTGAGGAGGCGCTGAAGATCAGTGCGGTGCTGATGGAGTCGGCGCGGCGCAATGAGAAGCGGCTGTACTCGGTGGCCGATGCGGTTGAGGCGCTGCGGGCCAGCGGGATGATCCGCGCCGAGGTGCTGGACACGGCCACGGGCGAGCTGCGGCCGATGTCGATCAGTGCCATCACCAGGGCGCTGCATGCTTACCGGCTGCACCCGGATCAGTTGATGGCTCCGGCTCCGGTTACGGAGCTGGCCAGCCTGCACCCGAACCATGTGTGGCAGGTGGATGCGTCGCTGTGCGTCCTTTATTACCTGAAGCCGGCGGCTGGCCAGGGCAATGGCCTGCAGGTGATGGACTCGGCCGAGTTCTACAAGAACAAGCCGAAGAATCTGCAGCGCATCGCAGCCGACCGGGTGTGGTCGTACGAGATCACAGATCACTGCAGCGGCTGGATCTATGTCGAGTACGTGATGGGTGCCGAGTCCGGCGAGAACCTGTGCAGCGTGCTGATCAACGCGATGCAGGAGCGCGGCGGTGCCGATGTGCTGCATGGGGTGCCGCGCATTCTGATGATGGACCCGGGCAGCGCGAACACGGCGGCGATGACGAAGAACCTGTGCAAGTCGCTGGGCATCGAGATGATCGCGCACGCGCCGGGTGCTGCTCGGGTGACCGGCCAGGTGGAGAACGCGCGGAACATCATCGAGCGCAAGTTCGAGGCGGGCCTGAAGTTTCAGCCGGTGGCAGATCTGGCCGAGCTGAACGCGCTGGCGAAGAAGTGGCGCAGCCATTTCAACGCGACGGCGGTGCATGCGCGCCATCGCAAGACGCGCACCGGGCTGTGGCTGAGCATCCGTCAGGAGCAGCTGGTGAAGGCGCCGAGTGTGGAGATGTGCCGTGAGCTTGCGGTGGCTGCACCGGAAAGCCGGAAGGTGTCGCCGAAGCTGAGGGTGAGCTTCCAGGGCCGGGAGTACGACGTGGCTGGCGTGCCTGGGGTGATGGTTGGCGAGAAGGTGATGGTGACGCGCAATCCGTGGCGCATGGATGCCGCCCAGGTGGTGATGACCGGGGCCGATGGCCACGAGGTGTTCCATGTGGTGCCGGCGGTGGTGCGTGATGAGTACGGCTTTGACGTGCAGGCGGCGGTGATCGGCGAGAGCTTCAAGCGTGCGGCGGAAACGCCGGCCCAGGTGGCGAAGAAGGAGGCCGAGAAGCTGGCGACGGGTGCCGAAACCGAAGCCGAGGTGGTAGCAGCACGCAAGGCGAAGGCGGTGCCGTTCGGTGGTGAGCTGAAGCCGTACCAGCATATCGACGATGCGCAGCTGCCGGCCTTCATGCCGAAGCGCGGTACTGAGCATGAGCTGGTGGCTCCGCGTGTCGAGCTGCGGCCGCTGTCGCATGTGGAGGCGGCGAAGCAGCTGCGGGCGAAGGTGGCCGGCTGGGATGCCGAAAAAATGGCGTGGCTGAAAGGCCGTTATCCGGAGGGCGTGCCAGAGGAGCAGCTGGAGGCCATCGCCGCCGAGATGAACCGCCCGGCGCGTCCGGTGCTGAGTGTGGTGGGAGGGGTGTGATGCTGAAGCTGAAAGAGGTGCTGAAGGACTGCGGCCGGCAGCAGGTTGATCTGGCTCGCTGCCTCGGTCTGAGCAAGGCGGCGCTGGCCCAGCTGGTGAACCACGGCCAGTGGCCGAAGCGCCTGGACAAGGTGGAGCTGACTGGCCGTATCCAGGCGTTCCTGAAGGAAGCCGGTGCCAATGATGACGCGGTGTCGACCGCGCTGGATGAAGTGGAGCCGCTGCGTTGCAGCGCAGCGGCCCCTGCAACCCCGAATGATGACGAACAGGAGTGCAAGACGATGCTAATGCAGAAGCAGGTGCTGAAACCAGCTACCAAGAAGGCCTTTGGCCTGCTGCGCGATCCGTTCTCCGAGCTGGAGAGCGTGGATGAGATGTGGGTGAGCAGCGATATCCGCTATGTGCGCGAGTCGATGTACCAGACGGCGGTGCACGGCGGCTTCCTGGCGGTGGTGGGCGAGTCCGGTGCGGGCAAGAGCACGCTGCGCCGCGATCTGATCAACCGGCTGATGGCCGAGGGCTGTGGCGTGATCGTGGCTGAACCCTATGTGCTGGCGATGGAAGACAACGACATCAAGGGCAAGACGCTGAAGAGCACGCACATTGCCGAGGCGCTGATGGCTGCGGTAGCCCCGGAGCTGAAACCGAAGAGTTCGCCGGAGGCGCGCTTCCATCAGCTGCACCAGTGCCTGAAGACCAGCTCGGCTGCAGGCAACAAGCACTGCCTGGTGATCGAGGAGGCGCACTGTCTGCCGATTCCGACCCTGAAGCATCTGAAGCGGCTGCGTGAGCTGGAGCTGGGATTCACCAAGCTGGTGAGTGTGATCCTGATCGGCCAGCCGGAGCTGCAGGTGCGGCTGTCGCCGAAGAATGGCGAGGTGCGTGAGGTGGCACAGCGCATCGAGATTGCCGAGCTGACGCCGATTCCGGCTGCGCAGCTGGATCAGTTCCTGGCGTTTCGCTTCGGGCGGGTGAGCAAGAAGCTGAGTGAGGTGGTGACGGCCGACGGCCTGCAGGCGCTGGTCGAGCGGCTGACGGTTTCCGGGCCGAGTGGCCCGAGCTCGCTGCTGTACCCGCTGGCCATCGGCAACCTAGTGATGGCGGCGCTGAATCTGGCGGCTGAGCTGGGCGAGCCCCTGGTGACGGGCGATGTGGTGCGGGGGGTGGCACATGCAGGCTAACAAGTGGGGCACCGATGCCGAGCAGAAGCGCTACGCCATGAACTGGATGACCGCCACCCAGCGCCCGCAGTGCGGCACCTGCCGCCACTGCACGGTGCATGGCGAGAAGCTGAACAACTACCGCTGCGAGCGCGGGAACTTTGCCACCGCAAAGTCGGCGATTTGCGACAAGTACGAGGTGTGAGATGAGCAGCACTGAGATGCCGATCCCGGAAGGGTTCATGAAGAATGCCGCCGGCCATCTTGTGCCGGTCGACAAGGTACGCGAGCACGACTTGCTGCGGGATCAGGTTGCTGGTGAGCTGGCTGCCACTGCGATCTCGATCAATGCCCAGCTGGCTGCTTTCAAGAAGAAGGCGCTGGCGGATATCGCTGACCTGGTGAGCGTTTCAGCTGATCGCTACGACGTGAAGCTGGGCGGTAAGAAAGGGAACGTGTCCATCACGACTTTCAACGGCAAGTACAAGATCGAGCGGGCGTATGCGGATCTGATCACCTTTACCGAGGAGATTCTGGCAGCGAAGGCGCTGATCGATCAGTGCATCAGCGAGTGGACTGACGGAGCCAACAGCAATCTGCGCGTGGTGGTCGAAAACACCTTCCGCGCGAACCGCAAGGGTGAGATCAAAACCAGCGATGTGCTGAAGCTGCTGCGCTACGAGATTGATGATCCGGCCTGGCTGTCCGCAATGGATGCGCTGCGCGACTCGATCATGGTCACCGGAACTGCGGTGTACATCCGGGTGTATGTGCGGGAGGGTGACACTGACCGTTACGTGCCGATCCCTCTGAATCTGGCGGTGGTGTGAGATGGCACTTCCGCGCAGCATCATCAGCAAGATCCATGTGGCGAAGTCGCAACTGGGCATGGATGACGAAGCCTATCGCGCGCTGCTGCAGCGCGTGTGTGGTGTCACCTCGTCGAAGACGCTGAACAAGGTGCAGGCTGACAAGCTGCTGGCCGAGCTGGAGCGGCTGGGCTTCCAGCCGCTGCCGACCACTGCGAAGCAGCACCCTGGGCACGGCAAGCCGCATAACTTCGATGCGGCCAGCATGCCGGTGATGATCACAAAGATCGAGGCGCAGCTGACTGATATGCAGCTGCCCTGGTCGTATGCCGATGCCATCGCCAACCGGATGTTCCACATCGAGCGCTGTGCCTGGGTGCGCAAGCCCGATCAGCTGCGGGCGATCATCGCGGCGCTGGATGTCGAGCAGGAGAAGCGCTGCCTGCTGGATCGTGCCCAGCATCTGGCGAAGCAGCTGGGCTATGAAAGCGCCGATGTGGTTGAAGGCATCAAGGAGCTGCCGAAGGACTGGCAGCGCAAGCGGGCTGTGCTGAAGCCGCTGGTGCAGGTGCTGGAAGCTGCCGTGGCCGAACGTGAGGGGGCCAGGTAATGCGCCTGAACTGTCCGTGCTGCGGCGAGCAATTCCCCATGGAAGCAGGATTCCAGGACGATGACGGCAAGCGCCTGGCGGCTCTGTTCGCCGGGCTGGAGCCGAAGCTGGGGCGGGCGGTGCTGTCCTACCTGCGCCTGTTCAGCCCTGCCAAGCGCAGCCTGCGCACCAGCCGGGCAATCCGGCTGGTGGAGGAGCTGGTGGCGCTGGTGGAGTCCGGTGTGGTCTCGAAGGATGCCCGCACTACAGACAGTCGGCGCTGCCCGCCGGCTGTCTGGGTTGCAGGGATCGAGCAGATGCTGCAGGCCAAGGAGCGGCTGCAGCTGCCGCTGGAGAATCACAACTATCTGCGGGCGGTGGTGTTCGGGCTGGCGGGGGATCAGGGGTTCATCCAGCAGCAAGCGGCTGCACCGGTGAGCCGGGGCGGCAAGGTTGCCAGTCCGCGCGAACTGCTCCAGGAAGCATACAGCCGCATCGATAGCGATCTGGTGCTGGGCCTCATCAGCAGGGAGCAAGCTGATGCCCAAAAAGCTGCGTTACGAGTAGGAGGGAATGATGTCAGCGATGGCAGATAAGCGGCATGAGCTGCTGAGTGACATTGCGGATCACGCTGCACACGTCATGCGCGAGCATGGCGTTCCTGCCGATGTGGCTGAACAGGCTGGTGCGGCTGTAGCTGATCATCTGTGCGATGCTTGGGCTGGCAGTACTGTGTGCTTTCCCAAGGACTATCGGTTCAAGATCACACAGCGAGATCTCAAGATCCTGGCGGAGTTCAATGGACGCAACCATCATGAGCTGGCGAAGCGCTGGGGCCTTACCGAGAACGCCATCTACAAGCTGCTCAAGCGCATCCAGGAGCGCAAATTCGACCGCGATCAGGGTAAGCTAGACCTCTGATCGTTTTGCACATGGCGCAACGTCATTGCAGATCCTGTCCTTCTATATCCCCTTTCGTCCCGCAGTATCCCGGTTTTATCGCGCTTTCCCCTGTGTATTTATCTCAGTCTCTCTCATCTAATGATGTCGCAGTACAAGCCCCTTCACCCTCCACCCCAACCCCTCTCCCGCTTGCGGGCTACGGTGTGCACACATCTCTGTTGCGGGGAAAACAGCGCTGGAAGGCTGGAGGCTGAAGGTAATCGGCAGGCATTTGTATCGAACGCGCAAAGACTGACTGCAAGAGTCGGCTGATGGAT